TCTCCTGCATATGCTGCATTGCTTTTGCTGATCTATCTGCTCTTACCAGTTCTTCGACGTAATCGTCTAAATGCTTTGCAAGAATGCTCTTAAGAAATTCTGCTTCTTGCTTAGTTACTGACATATGGTGTTGTGTCATGTGTGTTAATTGAATTCTACGATCAATTCAAGTATATTGCTGAACCATCAAGGTCAATATTGCCTGTTGCATCGCCCTTAATGTTTCCAGTAACATTTAATTTATATGCATTACTATCAGGTGAGGAGATCATTCCGTCAAATGCACCTCCATTAATACATGATTTAGATCCACCATCTACCTTTGTATGGATTTTACCACCAACTTGCGTTAGTAAGTTTCCGTCCACCTTTTCGTACCTGCATCCTGCTGCTCTAGTACGAACATCTCCATCACTATTGATAGAAAATGTAGATGACTCTTTTAGTATCTTGACTTCATAATTACCCTTTACGTTCTCTTTTACAGAACCGCCTTCACTCAAATCATTTTCCAAGAACGTTGTCTTGTTTGTGTAGGCATTTGATTGTAATTTCATTTCATTCTTAGCTTGTATTGCTAAGTTCTCATCTGACTGAATAGTGCATACACCACCGACTTGCATCTGGTAGTTACCGTTTACTCTGTCAAATCTATCACCTTCAACCTCGCTATGCATGTCACCTTCAACATATATGTTGACGTCGCCAATAACATGCAGTGCCATTCTGTCAGTCTCCACATCTTTACCAATTTTGATAACAAGATTATGGTCTGATAAAATATATGTATCATTATAAGAAACTAGATTGTTGTTTTGATCCTGATCTAGGTTCAAAAAATTACCATTTGCATTGAGCAAACGTATGTATTCTCCATCTCTGGTGCTGTTCATCTCGAACATATGACCTATAGATGTAGATTGTACCCAGTTCTTTGGATATCGTATTCTTAATCTAGGTAGGAGATTGTTAACAATAGTCCCACCTGAGAATGGATTAAGTGCCATTAGTAACCTCCATAACCACCTTGCTGCGGTGGATCATTTTGTGGCGGTGGTGAACTCGGTGGAGTTGACGGTGGTGTAGGTGTAGAAGGTGCACTTGGTGTTTCTGTTGGTGTAGATGGGTTGACAGGTGTTGATACAGGGTCAGCAACAGTTGGAGTGGATACAGTAGTTGTGTCTCCATCAGTTGTTGTAGTAGTATCTTGACCATCCACTAAATTAAATCCAGTATCTTGTAATGATGCATCTTCATCTTCATCTTTATATTTTATCATAGGATGACCCACACAGTCAATGTATTGTGTTAATGGTAACACGTTAGTCTCTTTGATTTCTCTAGGACTTGTATAAGTGTAGGATGTGCTTAGTTTTGCACCTGTTCCTTGACTGTCAACGATTTCTGGTTTTACAAAACCTAATACTGGAGTGTCTATATTCACACTAATTATCTTTCCATCTTTATCTGTAGTTGCTGTTCCAATTTGTTTTTGTTTATCACCAACACCAATGGTAATAACTGGATCTTTGTAGTTAGTTCCTACATTTGTAAGTTTTACTTCATCTAGTTTGGGTATGATATCACTACAATTTGCATACAATGCTTTTGCATCTTGAGGTATGATTAAAGTTGGAAACTTCTTATTAAAGTTTAGTGTAAACTCATGTCCAGATTTAGTTTTTAATTGTAATCCTACAACAAAATTTGGATTGAATGATGGATCAATAGTTGCTATCAACATAGAATCCTCGGAATAATCTGTATCAACCACTTGTAATACATCAGGGTTGCCCATAATGACTTGTTCCAAATACTCTCCATCATTGACAAACTGCTGCAGTCCTGCCTTTGGCACTTCGACTGCGTATTGTTCTTTAGGGCAGAATGTATCAGCAGGATCAAATCCATATCCTATGCCAGGATTAATAACATCTACAGACTCAACCTTACCATCTACAATGTTTGGTTTGAACTTAGCACCACCGCCTTCTGGTTCGTTACATGTAAACTGTGCTCTGACCTGTGCTTCTAATCCGACACCAGATCCTTTCTTTTGCATAAACACGCCAAGTATTTGTCCTATGTCATCTATGATAGGCAATGCCTTGACTGGACTTGTTGACTGTAGATTATCCCATACCATTTCTGGGAAGCATGGTTTCTTATTACGATTAGCACTAGAACAATTAACCGCTTGACTTGCTATATTACCACTTGAATCATAGAAATTAATACCCTCAAACTTCTCTAGAGGTCCTCGTGTATCAAATGATTTTTCTGATAATCCAGATGCTATACCAGCTGCACTGCTAAGATCTGATAAAGATCCACTCTTAGTATCAAATACCTTTTTAATTCCATTACGATCAACCACTGGCACAAATCCATTTTTAGGTTTACCATTACCAACAACTGACACAGAGTTGGGAGGTTTAACTTTATACTGATCTATTTGTTTCTGTGTTGCATCGTTACCTTTTGCTTTTGCACCAGTGCCAGTCTCAAATACAGATGCACCAATAGCACATGATAGTGCACCATCACAGAATAAATCTATGAAGTCTCCTACTTTATTAAGTAAGTTCTGTATTTTTTGTGCTGCACCTTTGATAGCACCAGTAACACCTTTTAATATACCTAATGCACCTTGTATACTATCCATCAACTTCTTCATGATTTCACCAAGGAAGTTTTGAACTAGACATAATGCAGCGTCTAATACGTTTTCTACTAGATCACTAAGCATACCTTTTATAAAAGCACCAAGTTCTCCTATCAGTTGTTTGAATAGACATGATACAAGATCACCAACATCTTTTAATTGCTTTCTGACTGCAGTGTCTAATTCTGGATTTGGAATACTAAGTTCATCTAAACCATCTTGCACAAGTTTGTTAGTCTCTTCCATGACTACGCCCTTGATGTTAGCAGTCAGTCCTGTAAGTTTTTTCTGTATACGTTGTGACATGATGTTTATCTCATAGTCCATATCAACGACAGAACCATCTAACTTGTTGATAAATTGATCTATGTCATTTTTCTCTACGCCACGAGCAAACTTCATAAACTCAGCGATAGGACCTTCTAATTTTGTAGCAGTCTCTGATCCACATTTACCATTACCAACTTGAACTGTGACCTTTTGCTTCTCAGTCGCTAGTTTCTGCTTTTCACTCTCCATTTTAGCAGGACCGCGTTCATTCTTATCATCAGTAGAATTATGCGTATGTCCATCATTATTTTTTGGTGCTTCATCTAAACCAGTTTCTTCATTGATCTCAACTGTGCTACCTGTATTTGGTGAGCTACTACCATCACTATTGTGATCTGGATACTCATAGTCAGGTGATACTAGTTGTGCAAACCCTTCTTCTTTACCACCTTCTACGCCATAACCTCCGCCAGGATTCTCATCAGCGAGAGTTCCCATAACAACAGGAATCTGTGCAGATGTGCCATCCATAAAGAATCCAATAACCCAACTGTTGATCTGCAATTGATGTATGGATCCCATACCAGATCTCATAGAATATATTGGTGGCATCAATACCTGTGCCCATGGTAGGTCTGTTGTAGGTAGTTCTTTTCTATTTGGATTATGATATCCTACGATTCTAACTTTTACTTTGTTAGTCCAATCCCAGTCAGAGTAATCCCAACCACCTAGTCCAAGTCGTGATGATGAATTCCAAAATCTTCTACCATCATTCTCTACCTGTCCAATCCACCAGTTGAACCCTTCTCTACCTATAAAATTAGCAATATTCTCATTCATCATGATTTTTCACCGTCGGAGTCAGTAAACAATGTAAGTTTAGTAGTCATCTTATCTTCACTATTTTTATAAGTTCTCTCAACTCTACCAATAACCCATTTACCAGAGTTAGCATAGTCTTGCTCTCTATCTCTACCACCTTTGTATATGTCTAATTGCACAACCTCACCAATTTCTAGTGAATAATCTGATACTAATTCTACAGTGCATTTTTTATTGTAAAATAATTTTTCCCTTAACGAGGATTGTGAAAGTTGTTTTGTAAAATCTCTTGAGTATATTCCTCTAGTAAACAATGCTGAGTCAGATATTTTAGACATGATCCTTGTATACGTGCTACTCTTATCAAATCCTTTATAGAATTCTGGTGTCCTACGAGAGTTCATCAATGGAACACTTCTGTAATATTTATTGATGTTGAAAGGATATTCTCTATACCTCATGTCTCTCAAATCTAATGTCATGGTGTTACTAAGGTAAGAACCCATGTTCATACCCGCCAATAAATCACATGATGATTCTACATTTACTTTTGATACAGATATGATACCTTTATCTTCTTCCTCCTCTAATTCTCCCGACTCGTGCCCTGCAACAATTCTAGTAACAGGTGTTTTCTTTGAAAAAGAGTCATAAGATACAAAATGATATCCTGATCTTGTCTCATAAAAACAATATCCTGCAGTAGCATTAAATCCACTACCTTTTGCGGGTATTGCTCTTGCTGCCAACCATCTAATAGCAGTAAATGGGTTCCAGTATGGTGATACAAATGAAAATTTATTTAAAGTTGGTTCAAAATCTACAAGTCTATTTTTATCAATACCCATGAGATCTTGTAAAATCTCTTTTTTAACAATTCTATCTATTTTTGCACCACCACCTTTACCAAATCTACGTGATATTTTATTAGCAGCGTTATTTAAGAAGTCAGTTTTACATAATCTTATGACTGCTGACGACTTCCCACTTATATTTTTTCTATCTTGTATATCATAGATAACAAAATCCCCTCCTAACTGTGTTTTTCCCTCACTATCATCAACCACTATGAACACATTCTCCATGCCAGTAAGTTGTGATAAGAAACCACTTTCAGTATCTGTTATCTGCACATCCATAAGCATGGTAGCAGATCTTATATCTTCAATATAATTGACATATAACACCTGATTAGTGCTTACAGGAGGATAGTCAGCAATGAAGAATCCAACTATGTTAAAATTTGACTTCTGATTTACTGACATTAGAATTGCGATGTGGTGTTGTATACGTCAAGGTAGGGAGAATCAAAGATCTCAGGTTGTGCTAACTCACTACCTTCTTGTGGAGAAGGAGAAGGAGGGGGAGTATTTTCAGATCCTCCAGCCATAACTCCCGATGCAAGTGCAACTTGTTTCTCTGTTTTGGAATCTGCTGACTCTCTATTCTCTTGTATAGTCTTATCAGTCAATTCTGTTAGATTGACTGTCTGTTCATTCTTTGGTGAGAATATATTTTTAATACCACCAAATGCCTTCATACCAAGTTTTAAACCTATGCCCATTGGTGTCATACCAAATGCTTTGCCAGCTAAACCTTTTAAACCTTTACCTAAACCAGATGCTTTACCCGCTAATCCTTTTGCACCTTGGAATATCTTGGTACCTGCATTAAATGCCATACCCATTGGTGTCATGTTAAACAGTTTTCTAGCAAGACTCTTACGTTTCTTGATAGGTTGCATTGCCCTTTCACCTGTTTTAGGATCACCAAGTCCTATACCATCAGCAGTTCCTGTAAATGGTGCACGTCTTCCATATGAAGGATCTCCCGAAGCTGGTGGTAACATAGGTTGACCTCCACCATCGCCACCTTCTTCTGCTGTATTATTACTCTTAAATGCCTTTCCTATTAAATTACCTAGCATCACTTGCCATCTTGGTCTCTTCTCACCACTCTCTTCACTATCATTATCTTCTTCATCATTTGCAACCTCAGCACTAGCAGCACCTAAGTTGAATGCTGCTGCTAACTTACTAATATTTCTATTCAATATCTTAGATGCTTCCTTACTTGGTGCAGGAATCTTCTCTAATAAATCTGTCATTGCAACAGCAGCAGATTTAGCGGGTAGTGCCAATGCATCGCTAAATGCTTTCTTCATCTTCTCATCTACTTCAAATTCATCACTAAGATCTTTCTTCACCTTATCTACTGCATCATCCTCACTTGCATTTACGTTCTCTAGTGATTCTACTTTTGGTGAGTCACTTGCTTTAGCATACTTAGCAGGTACAGGTTTACCCTGTGATTCAAAGAACTGTCTTACCCTCTCGTTCTTGTCATATATTGTGTTACCATCCTTGTCTTTACTTTGTGCTGCGATTGGATCTGGAATTAATGGGTCTAGTGGTTGTGGTGAAGGTGTGGGTGGTTTTACATTATCTGAACCACTA